TAATTTAATATCAGGTGTCATAGACTGAGCCTCCTTTGTAACTTTTGTGCTTTGCCGAGCTCACCGTCGATTGCCGGGAGCAGATGGCCAACAAGTGTACCGTCCTCAAGGTAGATGCCCTTACTGGAATTATCAGCAATGACTGCCAGATATTTTTCCATTGCACTGGTATTGAGATGACTGGAAATCATCGCTTCCAGCTGCTTATAGAAGCCAGCAAGAGGAAGAATGGCTTCTGCACCAGCTTCACCGCCAGCCATCAAAGAAGATCCATTCATTCCAAAGATGGTAGGACTGGTCATGATGCCACCTTCCTTGTACCAATCGATAGAAAGATGTGGGACAGAGGGCGGAGCGATGGAAAGTTTACCAGTCACCTTGAAATGCGGTAGCTTGATGTGCGGAAGAGAAATCTTCATGCCGGAGAAAAATCCCTTGATGGCATCAACCACACTTTTAACCTTGTTCTTTGCGGCTTCGATAGGAGTAGTGATGGCGTTCTTTATTCCGTTCCACACGGAAGTGGCGGTCGATTTGATTCCGTTAAAGATGCTGGAAACTGTGCTCTTTACAGAATTAAATACAGAAGTGACCGTCGATTTAATGGCGTTGACCGGAGTCGTGACTGCTGTTTTGATTGTGTTCCAAACGGTGGTCACTGTGCTCTTTATCGCATTGAATACCGTCGTTACTACAGATTTGATAGCATTGACGACGGTGGTAACTACGGTTTTTATCGCATTCCATACGGTCGTGAATACCGTTTTTATGGTATTCATCACAGTGCTGATAACTGATGCTACCGCATGGATGACTGTGGACACCTTGGATTTAATTGCATCCCAGACTGAGATAATAATTTCTTTACAGTTCTCCCAAATAAAACGAAATGGAAGTGTAATAATATCAAAAGCAGCGCTTAAAATGGAACCTATCGCCATGATGCCGACGGTTACGACATTTTTCAATGTCTCCCAGATGGTGGTAAAGAACGTAGCAATACCGTTCCAGATTCCTTCAAAGAAGGTCTTGATATTTGTCCAGACCTCATTCCAGCTAGTGCCAAACCAGCCAAGGACCACATCTGCGACACCTTTGATGACATTGAGAATGTTTGAAAAGAAGCTACTGATTCCATTCCAGATGGAAGAAAATATTTCTTTTATGCCATTCCATGCCTGCGACCAGTTTCTGGTAAAGATGCCGATGAAAACATCCAGAATGCCGGTGATTACCCCGGTTACTGTGGAGAGAATATTTGCAATGTTGTTAAATACTCCTTCGAATATTGGAGCAAGGACCTGGCAAAAACCGTTCCATACTGCCTTTAGAACATCCACAATATCAGTGAATTGAAATCCTAGAGCATTCAGCCTATCAACAATGCCTTGACAAAAACCGGAGATAGTATCCTTGATACGAGTCCAAGTCCCAATAATCGCATCACGGAAGCCTTCGTTGGTTTTCCAAAGATGAACAAAGGCAGCCACTAAAACAGCGATAACTGCAACAACAGCCAGCACAGGGGCAGAGATGCCGCCAAGAGCAGCACCGAGTTTACCCAGAACCCCAGTCCCACCTTGAATGGCAACTTTCAGCTTGCTGACACCATTGGCCAGCTTTACAAAGCCCTGCATCGCCATACCAATTTTGGATATGGTCGTTCCAATGATAATTAGGAGCGGTCCGATAGAGGCGACCAAAAGAGCAATGGTAACAATGGTTCTCTTGGTGCCTTCATCCATTCCGTTAAGTTTATCCACGAAACTTTGCAATTTCGATACGATGGAGCGGATAGCAGGCATCAGGATATCACCAAAAGAAATGGCAAGCTCCTGAAGCTGAGACTTTAAGATAGTAAGCTGACCGGCAAGATTATCCTGCATGGTCATAGCCATTTTTTCAGCTGATCCGTCACAGTTTTCAATAGCAGAGGATAGCTTCTCGATATCGCCTTCGCCAGCATTCATCAGAGCAAGAAAGCCGGACATGGCATTCTTACCAACAAGTGATTCTGCGGCTTGGGCTTTCTCGGATTCTGTTAAGTTACCGAAAGCAGAACGACAGTCTGCCAAAATATCGGAAAGATCACGCATGGAGCCATCTGCATTGGTGGTAGCAATAGTGACATCTCCGATAGCCTTACCACTGATTTTTACATCACCGGCAAGGTTATTCATGATAGTACGAAGAGCAGTACCAGCCTGAGATGACTTGATACCGGCATTGGCCATGAGGCCGATGGCTTCCGCAGTGTCTTCAGCAGAAAACCCAAGTGCACCGGCAATAGGAGCACAGTATTTGAAGGTTTCACCCATCATAGATACATTCGTATTGGCATTGGAGGATGCTGCTGCAAGGATGTCGGCAAAATGACTGGAGTCTTTAGCGGAAAGTCCGAAAGCGGTAAGAGCATCGGTCACGATATCAGAAGTGGTTGCAAGGTCCTCACCAGAGGCAGCAGCCAAGTTCATAATACCTTCGATACCAGATAACATATCCTCTGTTTTCCAGCCAGCCATTGCCATGTAGTTCATAGCTTCTGCGGCTTCAGTTGCAGAAAATTTAGTCTTAGCGCCCATCTCACGAGCTTTATTTCTGAGGGCATCGAAGTCCTTACCCGTAGCACCAGAAACAGCAGCCACCTGACTCATTGCAGAGTCAAAGTCAGCTGCTGTTTTTACTGCGGTGACACCAACACCGCCTATTACAGTGGTTACGCCCATCATCTTTTTACCGGCGCCAGCGATAGAATTGCCAACGGCCTCCATCTTTTGACCAGCCACATCTATTTTAGAAAGTGCAGTGTTTGTAGTGGCAGCTTCCTGTTGCAGGCGTCGTAATTCTTCCTCAGTCTCTACGATTTCACGCTGGAGAGCGTCGTATTTGTCCTGACCGAGTTCGCCATTTTCCAGCTGTTGTTTGGCCTGCTCCTGTGCTACCTTGAGTGAATCCAACTTTTCCTTTGTGGCTGCGATGGCATCTTTTAAGAGTCTTTGCTTTTGAGAGAGTAGTTCCGTATTGGAAGGGTCCAGTTTCAGAAGGCGGTTGACGTCCTTCAAGGCAGACTGTGTAGAGCGGATTGAAGTATTGACCGACTTTAAGGCTTTATCTAGGCCGGTCGTATCACCGCCAATTTCAACAGTGATACCTTTGATTCGGTTTGCCAAGTGTACGTCACCTCCTTAGAATTTGTCGAAGTCCTCCTGCGTTGCGATTTGCTGGTATTTCACATCATCATTTGCCTTTTCCGTCCAGATGTCCATCACCATTCCAATGGTCAGAAGATCAAGATCTCGAATAGAGATGCCGATTTCTATGCAACGCAGGAGAAACAACGGTGTGGTCATTTCCCGGCTACTGCGATGAAGTTTTTTTTAGATTCAATTTCTGTTTGGAGGTTCATGCCCCAAAGTTCGAGAATTTCAGGCAGTACCTCATAGATGGAGAACATCTCGAATTCATCCAGCCATTCCTCAATGGTTGCCGGAATACTGTGGTCTGCATGGTAGGCCATGATATAGGCCACATTTTCAAAAATCTCCAAATCCTCGATCTCAAAGGATGAACCATCATCAGAGTTACCTTTATAGGAAGATTCAAGGCGTGAGAGGTCTTTGAAGATATCACGCTTGAATTTTGCACGGTAGAGTCTGGGAATAGTAGCGGAGGAACGGAATTTGACCTGCTTATCACCGATTGCAATTGTTTTTTCTAACATGCCTTACGTCCTCCTTATCCTTCTGTCTTAGGTACAGGCACATAGACCTGCTGATACCAGTTCTTGTAGGTTTCTGCGTCAGTCTCATCACCGGTACGGCTCTTTACAAGGCCATCTTCTCTAGGGTCAGCAGTAAGCGTGAGTTTTTCTTTACCTGGCTCGATGGTATCCTCTTTGGTCTCAGATTCAATGGACGGACGAGAGGAAGTGCAGTTGTATAGCACATGACGAATGCTTCTGACATCGCCATCAAACTCGAAGAGCAATGCGAACTTTTCAAGCTCAGTGATGCTTGCGTTTTCAATGAGCACACCATTTGTGTCCAGTTCTTCCTTTAGAATTTCTGTACGGAACCATTCTGGAATGAGTGCAATTTCCAAATCACCGCTGTAACCGTTGTTTGCAGTGGAACGGAAATATACAATACCGTCGGCATAGAACGGAGAACTGTCACCCTCCGCATCTAAGCTGATGCTAACTGCTCCGGGGATAGCTTTCGGTTTGGCGTAAGTAAAGGCGCCATCCTCGCCACGAGTCAGCTTGGCGGCATGAACATTTTTCAGGTTATATTTGACTTTATTACCCATGTTGATTAAACCTCCATTTCAAATGTATAGAGGACTTCATAGAGCTTCTCGCTCTCAATCCAGACCTCTGTTTTGTTATAAAAAATGCCGTGCTCATCAAGCACAGCTTCTAGTGTTGCTTCCAATGCCGGGTCCTTACTATCACAGTAGAGTTCAATATGGACCTCATTGATTTTGTAATAGACGCGGCCATCTGCGGAGAAGTTGTCGCTTCCCGGAAGCAGGTAGCAGATAAATGGTGGATTTGGTGATTCTCCCTCAGCAAAGTGGTCATAGGCAAAGGGAAGAGCCATCTCCGATAGGATTTTCAGTAATCTATCCATTTTTCAGGCACCTCTCAATCTCAGATTCCAGTTCTTTGATACCAACTTCTTCTGCAGGAGCGATATGAGAACGACCGGCCACACGACCACCGCCACGTTTGGCATGACCAAATTCAAGAAGATGAGCTAGCTGATAGCGATTTCTGGAATACACAGTGACCTCTAGCGATTGGGAAGTTTCCTTGGTGTTCTTCACAGACCAACTCTTGCTGTAGGCACCGGTATCCTTTGGAACAGTACTTTGAATTTGCTTTTTAACTGTATTACCTGCTTTTTTGACAGCGGCTTTCATATCTACTGTTGCGAGGTCCGCATATTCGGTCAATTCCTTCATTACGGCATCGGCAAGACCGTCAATTTTTACTTTCTGGGCCATGTCATCGCCTCACTTTCTGGCAGGAGAGTTTGATACATTTTCGTTTAAAATTCATATGGTCTACTGCCAAAATATCATATAGTTCATTTCCAAACTGTATCCGATATCCAGTAGAGGTGAGAATTGCCACTTTCTTGCAGTAACGGATCGTGAAATCAATCCTGGAATCGTCTATCACAAGACCGGCATCGGTGGATTCCTTCCCAGCTTCTGCACTAACGGTGGCATAGCAGGTGTAGTAATCTTTCCAAGCGTTCTTTCGATTTCCGATTGCATCAGAGATGACTTCATTCTTCTGAATATAGATGCGGACATTGAGTAGCTCAATATTCATCAGAAGGCCTCCTTCCTGGAACCAAAGAGAAGAGAGCGTAAAGTCAGTGTCAGAGCATGATGGTCAGCTTCCTCACGATGCTCGTAAAGATAGGCGACAGCGTAATAGATAGCAGGCTTTGCATTTTCACTTTCCTCAAAGGCATCCTGATCCTGTCTTGTGATATCCATGCAGAGGCGTGCAGCCGATGCGATGAGTGTTTCGATGAGGGAATCGTCATCGTCAAAGTCCACTCGTAGATACTGTTTCATTTCTTCTAAAGTGATAATCATCGTTATCGCCTCCAATCTTGAAAAGGTGGGCAGCGCCATCGAAAGAGGACGACGCTGCCTTTCATGCTTATAATCCGCCTTTCTGCGAAAGCCACCAATGCGTCATGAAACACCTTG